AGAAGGCATGAAAGAAAAGGGTGCTAAACTAAATGATTTAGATAATGTTAAATCTTTACTTGCTACTCTCGGAGTAAAGGCTAGTAAATTAGAACAAAAATTACAAAAGATTCCAGAACAAACTGCTCATTATAATAGTGAAGCATCCGATACTACTTTAGATGATAATTTTTAGAGAGGGTTTTAAATGAAACTCGGCTCAATTGAGAAGGATAAGCAACCTTCTTTAGAAATACTTCGTTTGTTTGAAAAAACAAGAGTGGCGTTTCTTTCTGCTAGGAATGACCCCGATGAGTATTCTGGTCGTTGGCGTAAAGCAGTAGATATGATTAAAGAATCATATAATGAATTAGATGCCGCAGGAAAAGAATTGAAGAACTACATTGATGAAGAAGATTTAGAAGACAAGGAAATCAGTAATCCTTCTTCAAGACAAGCGTTGGAATTGTTTGAAAAAATTAAACTTCTTCGCTATTCTTCTCCTATTGTAGCAGACCCCTTCGCTGATATGTTCAAAGGGAATGTTCTTGAAGAATTATTAAGTAATCCTGAATCTATGCTCAAGTTCGTTCACTATGCTCTTAGGAATGACAATAAAGCCTTATCTGAAGAGGTTTTAGCGATTAAAGATATGGAAGTGGACTCAATAACCGAGGGTCTTATGGGCCTTGACATAGAATCGGAGGACATAGCCCTCTACATTATTGAGCATTACGGAGACGGAAAAGACTCAAAGAAAGTCGAATCGAAGGTAAGGGCTGCTATGGATATGTTAGAGTTAATGTTCTTTTCTCAGCATGAAGAAAAGGAATTAGATGACTTGAAGCAGGTCGAGGGAGTAACCAAATCGGAAGGAGGAATAGAAGAAAAGTCAGTCTCTCATTTTATTATTCCTAATAAGCCGATGTATAGAATTTTTGATATTGATGACATTAATGAATTAAAAGGCTTTAGTGGCAATTGGTATGTTCAAGAAAAATTCGATGGTATGAGAGTTCAATTACACAAATTAGATGGCAAGGTAAGTATCTATTCTTATAATGAGAAAGACATTACTGATAAGTGCGAGGCTCAAGTAGAAGAATTAAAGAAGAAAGAATACGGTGATTGTATTTTTGATGCTGAGTTAGTCCTGTTTGATAAAGATGAACCATTACATAGAGCCGATACAATCGCCCATGTATTTAAAGGAAAATATAAGGATGCTAAATTAAGATGCCATGTATTTGATATTATTAGACATGAAGCACAGACCTTAACTGATGAGGAATTAGAAGACAGAATGACTACTTTATTCAACAATTACTCGGCTAAAACAGGAGAAGCGATTGCCTTCCCTTCAAAGAAAGATACTCGACAGGCAGATAACTTAAAGGATATTGAGAAGTATGCTAAAGATATGATGGATAATCCATCCTCCGAAGGAGTAGTAATAAAGGATTCTACCTCGACATACTATATAGGCACAAAGAAAAATCCCAAGTGGATTAAGTGGAAGAAGTTCGTTGATTTAGATGTTATTGTTTTAGAAAAGAAAAAGACTAAGAGTAATCTTTTTTCTTATACTGTTGGCGTTGGGCCTATTACAGAAGAAATGAATGGCCTTACTGAAATAAACAAAACTAAATACTTAGGTGTGGGCAAGGCACTAAACACCAAAATATCAGTTGATGTTGGGGATATTATTAGAGTAAAAGTTGATGAAGTTAAAAAGAAAGGAGAAGGATTTAGTTTATTCTCCGCTAAAGTCATCGAAATTCCTGAAGTAGAACACCCCGATAAATTAGTTACTCTAGAATTATTATCTAAAGATACTAAGAAGTCTTTGAATTATAGTGTTGAATCTGCTTTAACTAAAGGAATAAAAATTACTGACCACATTCACGGAGAAACTAATGTTATTGTTAAATCCGATTTAGATGGATTTACTATCTATGGTTTCGAAGAAAATAATTTAATGTCTAAGAATGCTGTTATGGATATTGATATGTGGAAATCACAAGTAGAGGAAATAATGAAATCAAAGCAAAGCGACCTAACTGTGGCTGTGTTTCAATATTTGAAAATGAATGGGGATAAAACACCCAAGCAGGTTCACAATTTCTTAGTTCAAAAACACCCATCTTTATATGAAGATGTGCTAGAGTCTAAAGAAACAGATGTTAAAGAATGGTTTCCACTAAGAGACGGTATTTCTCTAAAGGAAAATAAATTATCTGCTGATAATGATAAAATTATGCAGGAAGATGATATAAAAAAATCAAAGAGTGCTATGATGGCTAGAGAATCACAATTCAAAGAAAGAATGAATAACCCTACTATGAGAGTAGAAGAAAAGCCCGACGAGACTCAAAATGTAGCACAAGTTGAAATTGATGCTGTTGTTTCGGGAGATTGTTGCGAACAGTTAAAACAAGACTATATAGAATGGAAACGAGAAAACCTTGAATGGTGGGTTGATGCAAAAGGTTCTTGGGAAAACTTTCTAGAATTAGATTGGGTGGCTAATAGTTTACCAAAATATAAGGCTACATTAGAGGATGAATTACATGATTCAATAGAATTCATTAATAGACTTGATTGTGATGAGGAAGTGTATGATTTTATTAGTGAAATGTTTAGTCATTACTCTACACCCAAAGAACAAGAAATTCTTGATAGATATGAAAGTTGTAATTCCTTTGGTTCGGACTTTTCGGATAAGTATGCTATGCTTAAAGCATATAAAACTCCAGAAAATTACAGAAAAGGACAGTTCAAATTATACTCAAGAGAAGATGATAACATTACTTTTGCTATTAAAGTAGATGATGAATCTATGTTTTGGACTATTGATTTAGAAAATGATGAAGAGATGTTTGATTTATTTGGGGCGGCTGGTAAATATCCAGCAGAAGTTTCAAAGAACATTGAACGAGGAAAAATCATTGATGCTGGAGATATAGAATTAGGCGTTCAAAAAGACGGCTACCATGAATATTTCTTAAAAGGTAATAAGTTTGAGACTAAATTACATATTAGAGTTATTAAGGTAGAAGGTAAAGAAATGTGGCTAGCATGGACTGGATATAAACAAACCCCTGCCGACAAAGACGGGGATGAAGGAAGGTGGAATATCTACCAAGATAGGTACAATAAATTACCCATTCCCACTAGCGAGTAATGTTCTTTATATACTGGAATGAACTAAGGAGAGTTGAGGAAGAATGAGTTCGGCGGTAATGTCAAACAGAACCAACGAGTTCACGATTCTGAAAAGCGACGAGTTGATGATTGGGGGATATGCCAGCATTGAAATCGTTGATAAACAGAATGACCTAATTACACTCAAAGCACTTAACGAAGCAGTAAGTAAATATATGGAGAACCCAAAGTTTAGAAATGTAATGACTAATCATTCTAATGTTCAAGTTGGGGAAGTAGTAAAATCATATAGAGACAAAAGCGGAAGACTATGGAAAACCGAAGTAGATGATGTAGGATTCTTTGTAGTTATTAAGTTAAGAGACGATATAGAAAAAGCCAAAGAAATTAATAGAGGCATTAGAAAAGGTTCATTGAGGTCATTTAGTATTGGAGGACAGGCTTTAGAAAAAGTAAAGAAAAACCACCAAGAATTAGGAGACTACAATGAAATTAGCAAACTTGAACTACATGAGGTAACAATCTGTGAAAAAGGAATTAACCCAGAAGCACGATTCGATATTTTAAAACAAGACAAAACAAAAACAAAAGGAATGAGTAATATGACTAAGATTGAAAAAGCATTAGCAGAACTAGACGCACTTATGGAAGAGGTAAATACTCTTCGTAAGGAAGATGAAGAAAACATGGATTTAACCGAAGAAAAGGGAATGCCCATGATGGATGAAAAGATGGAAGACGAAGAAAGCATGGAATACATGGATGAGGAAAGAAAAGCCCTTCTATCTACTCTTGATGGTGCTGGCGTTGAAATCGGCGAACCAGCAGACCGTGTGGTTATTACCAACGGAAAGCCAAAGGCCAGCGATTTACCCGTTGTTAAGTCATTCGACAACAAAGAACTAGAAACCCTAGATTTGTCTGTTGGAAACATCGAGAAGGCTTACGAGGCTTTCCGTCAAGAACAACTTGAAGCACTTGCCTACACCAATCTCCAAAAGCAATTTGAAAACCGTTTTGCTTCCGAAACCTCTTCAAGAGAATCTCTTATCTCAAAGGCGAACTATGATGCTCAAGCAGAAATTGCCGCTATGAAGAACGAGTTCTCTCAATTGAGAAAGTCTCTAACTGCTGAAAAGGAAACCATTCTAAAGGCTCAAGAAGAGGCGACTGTTAAACTCCCAACAATGGATGAATTGGCCGAAATGGATTGGTCAGACATTCACAAGATGGTAGGAGGCGTTTAAGATGAGTTACATTAACACAATTGCAGATTTAGAAGCACAGACATACGGAACCGGCGCAACCGGAAGCATTAGCAACCAATTGCTAAAGGCTCAAGGAACAATTAGCGGTATTCATACTGCTCACGATGGAGCATTAGGCGCACCAAGCGGCATTAACGCTAATCTTTACAACAAGATTTACGGTCAAAAGGTTTGGTCTATGCTAAACCGAGAATGCAACGCATTGTCTGTTATCTCAAAGCGTCCTTATTCTTCAAGTGGTTGGAGAATCCTCAAGAAGCGACCTGCCGGTGGTAGTGGAAACTTTTTGGACATTTCTGCCGCTTCAAACACTGCTCTCAATACTGCACTTTATGGTGCTGATTCTTTGAGAGCAGACCGAACTGGTGGAGTGCCTGAAAATGCTTCATTAGATTCCGATTCGGACGGTCTTCAATCAATTGCTCCTGAATACGATACATTGTTCACCAGTCCAAAGATTGTTGCACATCAATTCGCTTTCAGTGAACTTGCTATGGAAATGGCTCAAATTGATGACGGTATCGGTGATATTCGAGCGCAATTAAGAGAGGACATGGGTAAGCATCACGCAGAAGTTCAAAATGCTATGCTTGTTACTCCTTTGGAGGCTTATACTCCCGAAACAGACTATGCGGGCGCAAGCGGTATTGATAGAAATTATACTTCTCTATTGAAGATTGTTTCCAACTCGGCTGAAATTACGGAACTTGCTGACAATGGTGGTGGAAACCTTATTAAAAGTGCTACTGGACAAGCCGTTGATACACTTTACGGAAAATTAAGAAGTGATTCAGGCAACGAGTATTTGGATGCAGAAGTTTCTTTTGGTGATGGCTACCTTTCAGCAGAAGCACGACAATTGACTCTTACTGTTCTTAATGACATGATTCGCAGACTCCGTGTTGCGGGTGGTTCTCCAAAGGTTATTCTTACTGGATATGATACGCTTCAAACGATTTCTGACTTATTACAGGCTCAAGAGCGTTTCATGGACCGAAAGGAAATTGTTCCCACTGTGAACGGTGTTCGTGGTGTTAAGGGTAGTGAAGTCGGATTCCGAGTTTCTACTTACTACGACATTCCTATGATTCCTG